GCCAGTGCTGTTCAATGGCTTCTTCATCTTGAGTCATGCTCCGCTTGGCTGGGTGAACAATGACTTGCCTTTCGCTAATGTGTTTGGCCATGTCCACAACTCAGAACTGTACAACACTTTCACTGCTAGGTCAGCTTGTGTCTGTGTTGAACGGTGGAACTATGCGCCATTGTTGTGGTCTGACATCTTGACAGGAATGCAGAAAGAAGAGCAGAAGATTTCAATAAAGGAAAACAAATGAAGAACAGACATGATTTCGTGAGCAACAGCTCAAGCTCAAGCTTCATTGTCATAACTGACAAAGGCAAGAAGAGCTACATGCATCCAGAGACAGAGCGTGGCATGACTATCTGCGTGCCAAATGACAAAGGAAACTTGCGTTTTGGCTGGGAGTTCATGTCATATGCTACTTTTGAAGACAAGCTCAATTGGGTTGGAATAAACATGCTGTACCAGTATGCAGCTGAGCGCCAGGCTGAGATGAAAGCTGGCCGCAAAGGTGGAAAGCCAAAGAAGTACCTTGAGTCTTATGGCATGTTCAATGAGTGGTATGACATGCTCAAGCGAGTCTTGAAGGAGAAGTTTGACAAAGACGCGTATCTTGACACTAAGTACATTTGTGTGTTTGGCGAAGACGAGCCTTATGTCGACCTGAAAGACTGCTACATCGACCACCAGAGCAATCTGTTTGAAGATCCAAATGCAATTAAGATGTTCAAGACAGATGAGATGCTGTACAACTTCCTTGCATATGATGACAGCTATGTAAGCACTGGAAACGACAATGAGCCAGACCCTAGATGAAGTCTAGGCAAATTTGGTGTACAACTCAAAAATGTATAATATAATATAGATATGGAAAACAACGAAAATGAGACTAAGGAACTGACAATTGCAGAAGAAACTATGCAGATGTGTAAGATTCTCTATTGCCAGAAAGACCTTCCAATGACTAAGACTTGCATGTGCTTTGGCTGGGAATGCGGTGAAGGCTGGCATGAGATTCTCAAGCGCTTGTCATGTGAGCTTGAAGCATTGAATTTGTTGTACTATGACAAGTACAAGGTGAGAATCCAAGCTGATCAAGTCAAAGAGAAGTTTGGCACTCTGCGCTTCTACTATACAGTGGTATGCGACAACTACAATGAGATTGGCATTGAAGCCAACAAGGTGATTGACGCATTTGAGAAGAAACAGGACAATGGCTACTTTGGCCTTAAGGCAGTATGTGACCAGAAAGCTTACTACACTGATGAGAAAGATGATGATGGAAAGCCAATTAAAGTGTGGCATCCATCTAAGTATCATACTGAAGTCACTTTGCATAAAGAAGAGTATGAGCAGATGAAAGCTGCAGCAGATGAAGCTCACAAGCGTCTTGTTGAAAGTGGCTATGATGAGATAACTCCAGAGCAGAAAGTCATCATGGAGTATCTTGACAGTGAAGCTGATGCTCGCATCCGCAAAGCTGAAGACGACTGCTATAATGTATGTGAGCGTTGTGGATGGCAGATTGGCACTGAATACTCTCCAAGATGTGAGACTTCTGGCTGGATAACTTACATCTGCGAGAAGTGCGCAACTAAGGTTGGCAAAGATGGCCGTGAGACTGTCTACTACAAAGATGGCGCAATGTATGAAGGCAAGAAGCTCATCAAGACTAAAGAGCAAATCAAAGCAAAACGTGACGCTTTTGAAGCTAAGATGAACAAGCTTGAAGAAGAGGATGAGCCATCAGACGAAGAAGCTGAAAAGATCCAGAAGAAATTCAATGATGAAATAACAGAGGCAATGAATGAAAACAAGAAATGATTTTGTGAGCAACTCAAGCTCTTGCAGCTTTGTAGTAGCTATTCCACGCGAAGAGCAGTACAAGCTCAAGGACTTCATAAAAGACCTTGTCAAGGACTGTGCGAAGAACAAGGACCAAGAGTATGGCATGACAAAAGAACGGTTGCAGGAGCTCAATGAGTTCAATGCACGCAATCTTGACTACCATCTCAACTCTTCAGAACTCTTGTTCCTTGGAACACTTAAAGTCACTGACGGTGAATACACTATGAATCGTCCTGATCCTAAGAGTGAAGAGTATGCCGGAGACGACAGTGACTACAAGTATGACCTTGACATGTTCACACGCTTGCAGAAAGACGTCAAACGCAAGAACTTTGGCAAAGACACTGGTGAGAAGCTTGTTGAAGCAACTGACAATGCAATAACTGTCTCTTATCCTGTCTATGCAAGTGGCATTGCAATGCCTTCAATGGACATGAGTGGATTCACTGGCCACTACAATTGGCGCACTCCTGACAAAGAGACTAAAGAAGACAGGAAGCATGCAGCTGACAACATCTTGCGCTTGATGAACATCATCAAGAATCCTGAAGACAGTGACTTGTACCATTTTGTCAACACTCATACATACTTCATCTCAAAGAACACTATATGGAATACACGTGCTCTGCTTGAGAACAAGGCTGAGCTTACACTTGAGAAGTGGGAGAACCTTGACGAGCTTGAGAAGAGACTTGATGAAGGACAGCGTTTGTTTGTCATCCGCCAGAACAATGGTGGTGACGGCTGGGATAATGACGCAATCTATGGACTTGGCGGCTGGGACGCTAAGTTTGGTGAGAAAGCTACTGTTGAATTCATCCATTCGGAATGCATGTGACATGAAGATTCGTTCAGATTTTGTAAGCAATAGTTCAAGCTGCAGCTTCGTCATTGAAGACGTTGCTGCAGGTTTACATGCTCTTAAAGAGCTTGACATACTAGACTCTAATGAGTTTCTAGATATTGAAGTGAGATTCACTGTCGATGTTGAGACATTCAATGCAAACAAAATGCAAAAATATGAAAGTTGGCGAGGCTGTAAAGATGATGAAGTGCATTGCCGTTGCCAGCCATCTGAGCTCATGGAGATGCCAATTGCAGTAAAGCAACACATCAAAGACTTGGAGTTCTCATGCGAAGACTACAACCAGATGGCGGTGTTCATACTTTCATTGCTGTACCAGACTCTCCAGCTGATGGACGTAGCAATCAATGATGACAACACTGAGATGGAATTTCCAACTGCAGAAGACAGCGACTCTGCAGTCGCCAAGTTGTTCAACTACATCATGAAAGCTAAGCAGAAAGAGAACGAAGAGAACAACTGGGTGCAAGCGTCTTTCTTACAGAACTAGAGCGAAGGACACTGGAAGCAGCGTGCTGAACCTTATACATGAAAGACAAACAATGAAAATACGAAGTGATTTTGTAAGCAACAGCTCAAGCTCAAGCTTCATCTTGCAAGATGCAGGCTTCTTTGAGCATTTTGGAATAACAGTCGATGACATTCGTGCTGCTATTCTTGACCTTTGTGGCGGCAAAGCATACCAAGACAAGCTTCTTGCAAATGCTATCAAGCACTGCAACAAGCAGCTTGCTCGTAAAGACCTTGATGACTGGGAGCGCAAGTATTACACTGAGCACAAAGCAGAGCTTGAGAAAGATGGACTTTGCTCTTGGGAAATATACGACTTGAAGAATCCAGCGGAGCGCAAAGCATGCTTCAAGAAATGGGATGATCACTTCAAGTGGTGGATTGCACCAAATGAGGGAGAAGTCAGCAAGTGGAGCACGTTCGAAGAAATGATGCGCCATCCATGTGACTTCCATAATGTGATGGAAGTAGTGATTGGCAAGAACAAAGAGCTCAAAAAGTCAATCTACGACAGGAAGACTGACAAGTGGAGTGAAGAGGTCTTTCCTGGCGGTGCTGCTCTAGTGAAGCAAGTAAAAGAATCACTTGGCATCAAGACGATGAAAGAAGTCTTGCACAGCAAGTACTCTACTTTGATGATACACTTTGACGAGAATGAAGTGTACAACGTTGAAGGAATGTATGATGATGAAGACAGCAAGACCAAGTGGGACTCTGAGTTCTACTCAAAAGACAGGTTCTTCGAGATTCTGATAAAGTACTTCATCAAGAAAGGCAAGATAAATCTTGCAGATCCTGAGCTGCTTGAGTATTGGCGTGTTCCTGATGACCATTGGTGGAAGACAGAGCCACGTTCAAAGTACAAAGACAAGAAGTACTTCACTGACAGTGACGAGACAGCTACTTGGCAAGAAGTAGTGAAAGACATGCTGTATGAGAACTCTATAATGCATGAGGGCTAAAAATGAAGCTAAGACAAGATTTTGTGAGCAACTCAAGCTCAAGCAGCTATATCATTGACATAGGCAAGACTACGCCAAAAGAAGCTGCTGCTATTGTCGCTAAAGCTATTGGCGATGGCGAAGACGAGTGTGGCAACAACTGGCTGCACCCTCTTTTTGAATATAACATCGCTTTGACTTGCGCAGAGATATGCTACCACTTTCCAGACTGGGAGTTCAGCAACAACATTCCAGATGGTCTATGCGTATCTGAAGAAGAGCTCAGCAAGTACTTTGACGCTAATGGCAATGTACGTGCAGACCTTGACAAGAGAAAGATAATTGAAGCTCTGTCTTGGAATGACGACAAAGGTGGCGAGAATGAGTATGCTGTGTACAACGCTAGACCATGGGGAGCTAAGATAGACATCAGGACTGTCAAGTTCACTGAGTGGCTCATAGCTGCATGCAAAGAGATTTGCGATGAAAAGCATGTCTTTCTTGGCTGGTCTGCTGAAGATGCTGAAGCTCATACTAAGAACATTGAAGAAGTGAAAGCATCTTTAGCTGAAGGCAATTCAGTGTTCTACATCTGGACTTGCTACAGCGGCGACCCTGACTGTGGCTTGTATGTCGCTGACTCAAGAGAAGAAGACAATGGCTGGAAGCGCTTGAGAAAAGTGTGCAATAAGATGTTGCATGCTTCTTATGGTTGATGCTTGTGTAAGTATAATATGCTTATAGATGACAATCACCTTGGCAACATTTAAGGCTCGCAAACTGCAAAATTAAATACTGATCAAATACAACAAGATAGCTAAGGACTATCCACCATCTAAAGCTTCTATGGGCAAAAATATGAAGCTGGTGACATTTGATGCTCACATGCCAAAAGAACATCAAGCGAGTCTTGCATTCGGAGATTAGTTCAGCCTGGCTAGAACGCCTGCTTTGGGAGCAGAATGTCGGGGGTTCAAATCCCTCATCTCCGACCAGAAATTGTCCTGTAGTGTAACGGTAGCACATTGGTCTCTAAAACCGAGGGTCTGGGTTCGAATCTTCCAGCGGGACAGCCATCTGTAGATGAGGAGTCAAACTCAGTGCGCTTAATGCTTCAACAGCAGCTTGACAATGGATGCACCGTGCTAACATGTGTGTGGATTTCCCATTGAGCAGAGAAGAGAAGCTCATGCTGATACGCAAGTGTGCACCTGAAAACAGAAGAGATTGCTTAGCAGTCTTATAATGGAATAGCTAACAGTTTGGGAAAGTTCCTAAAGGCTACATATGAAGATGTAGTTCCAGTCAGATGCAGATTATATTTCACTAGGAGCTCTTAGATCATCTTAGAAAAGCTCTTATACCTAAGGTGATAGTTCTTATAGGTTGGAAATGAATTGTCTAGAATGAATTCTAGACAATATTTTATTTGTTTACTATGTTCAACTTATATGATATAATATAACTTATGAAAGAAATAGCATCAGCAATAGGTGGTGTAGGAATTTTAGTAGTTTCAGCCTGGCTTTACATGAATGGCTATCAAAATAACTGGGTGATAGCTATGGCAGTTTTTGGCATTATGGAGGCAATGCAATGAACATTGTAGCGAACATCATGCTTGTCTTTGCACTTAGCTTAGCATGGCTTCTGATAGTGTTGTTCATTCTTCCTTGCAAATGGTACAACTACCGGATAGTGAAGGAATGTGGCAAGTTCTACTGTGAGAAGCGCTTGAAAATGCTTGGAATACTCTGGCATAGGATGTGGGTTGATGAGTACTTGTCAGATGAGTTTGACACTTATAATGAAGCTAAGCATCAGCTTGACGTCTACTTGACGCCAGCTACTACGCAAGTCTACAACTACACTTACACTAGTCCAAAAGAGAAAGCAAACTAAACATGGCAATAAGCTACAAGTGCGGAGCTACGCAAAAAGAGCTCGAGAACATGATAGAGAACAGCGGTGACGAGTATGACAATGGCATCAGCTATGTGATGTGGAATGCTCCTCACACTGAGCCGCATAAAGTCAAGTATGACTGTGAAAACATAACTGGCATTGGTGATGAGTTCAACATGCCAGGCTTCAAGCCAGGATATGCGAAGCTTCATGATGGCACAGCAGTAAGGTGGGTTGGAGCAGGTGGCGACTGGGAGATGCCACTTGCTGTGTGCGTATACATTGGAGAAGATGGTGACCTTAAGCTGTACGTGCCTAAAGCTGGCAACATCTGGAACTTCGAGACAGGCTATGCATATGGCAATGACACTGAATGCAGCATGAGTGAAGAGATGGAGAAGCTTGGTGTTGAAGCTAAGTTTGACATGAAAGCAATGGAAGACGAGATGCTTGGATGAAAAGCTTGTGGCTAAAGTTCCTGAAGCTGCTCAACATAAACTTGCAGCCTCATCAAGCGATTCCAGCTACGTCATATTTCTTCACGCTGCTGTTGCACTCATACTTCTTTCCTGTCTTGATGAAGACTTCAATATCTGAGCTTCCAGCTCAATGGCTTTCATTTGAGACAGTGTGGTGCTGTGTAGCAAGCCTTGCAGTTGGAATAATGTGGAAAGGCAAGTTCAGAGCAGCTGCAGTAAAATGGTTTGCAGTGCTTGCTATAGCAGAAAGCGTATGTGGCTTTAGCTTAGGCATGTGGCTTGCATTTGTGCAATGGAATGTGTGGGTATACGCTATTTTCTCACTGCTATATGTGAGCATAATATCATTGACAATCAGCCGCTGCATAATGGTGTTCAAGACAAAGCTTTGGAATGAGAAGTCACGTGAACTGCATGACAACACGCAGTCAGTGATTGGTGACATAGCTTTGTGCGTTGGTGGCGTACTAGCAATTGCAGCTTGTCCTCCATTGAAGCTTGCTCTTGTCTTGTTTGGCTTGACATGCGTCATTGATGACATTGGCTGGATTGTGACATACTTGAAGCTGAGAAATATCTTGAAAGAAGAGCCATCAGGCATGAAAGCAGAAGCATGATGCAATGAAGCACAGAAGCTAGAGACACAAGTGATGGAAACGCCAGCTGAAGAACTCATGTGGATTCGGCTGGTACAAGTATGAAGAGATTTGGTTTGGAAAATATGGAAAATGGCTGAAAGCTAGAAATAAGGGAAAACGAGACGTATGAGCAAATTGATAGTAGTAAGAGGCTTGCCTGGATCTGGCAAGACGACATTCGCAAACTCACTTGGATGTTTCCATGTCGAAAATGACTTCTACCATGTTCGTAATGGCAAATATTGCTTTGATGAACTTAGGAAAGGACAGTCTATCAGCTGGTGCATGAACATGGTTGACACTGCAGTGATGAATGGCATTGATGTTGTTGTGTCAAACACATTTGTGAAGCGTGAATATATTGAAATATACAAGCGTTTGGCAGATGACTGCAATCTTGATTTTACTGTATATCGCATGATGGGAAGCTTTGACAATGCGCACAATGTGCCAGATGACATAAAGAAAAGTATGTCAGACGAATGGGAAGACTGGGATGGAGAAGTGTTCATCTATCCAAACATGCACTTTGACAAAGATGATCCTGTCTGCAGGCCTTACATGGCTACATTTTTCAAAGTTGGTGACCATGTTATTGCTAGCAGATGGGCGGGTGGCAAAGACATTGTGTCATTCGATGAAGAAATAAAGTCAGAAGAAGCAGAAGCTGTCATCACTAGCATTAGCCAAGGATCTTATGACTATCTTAACATCTTCTACAAGTTCATTGACACTGGCAAAGAAGGCATTGCAATGAGCGGAGACCTCAAGAAAGTTCCAAAGACATGACAGTGCTAGAGCTTAAATCAAAGCTTGAAAAATATCCAGATGACTACAAAGTCGTCATTGATGTGTCAAGAGACTATGAAGAGTATGATGAAGTGGCACGCGTCATTCCATGTGAAGCAGACATTGGAATATGTGGCATGGAAGTGAGACGCAGCAAGAAAGTCAACAACAGCACTAATGCAATTCTCTTGAACTGAATGCATGACAAGCTGCAACTTTTGTAGACGTTGCTGCTTGTCATGTTTACAAAAATTGTGTATATGTTATAATAAACTTGCAGTAAGCAAAAAGAAATGAGAGACAACATGGACTTTGAGAACATAACTGAAGTGACAGCATCTGACTTATGTGGACCAAGCTTCAGCCAGAGCAATGGACTAAGCTTCAATCCAGAGACGACTTATGTCTTGCTTGAGAGAGACATATATCCAAAGACTGTCAAGATAAAGTTGAGTGAACTGAAGAAGTGGCTTACGTCAGACATTAGCTAGAGTCTTGAAGAAGTCTCAAGACGCGCTAATGTTGGCTTCAACCACTACCAGAAGATTGGTCCAGTCTGCAGAGGAATATGCTAAGTACAATATAAATATAAAGGAATACAACAATGACATAGGAAGAAGAGACAAAGATATGCAAGCATTTGCATGCAGCTGAGAAAGTTCAATATGTGCTAGACAGAGCATGCTTGTGCATGGAGATTTTCTGCATAGTCATATACATACTCAGCGGAAATTGGATATGTGCATTGATCTGGTTCAATGTAGTTCTCTGGAACTATAGGGCTATTCGTGATACTGCAGAACTTAAAGAAAGCAAGTTTGAGTGTGCTTTGCTTGGATATCTGTTATACTCAAAGCTTGACAAGAAAGAAGATGGCCAAGTTGAGCAGAGCAATGATGTCGTCGATGTCGAGTCAAAAGAGGCAACATCTGAGCCTAGTTGTGAAGAGAAGAAAGCATGATGAAGCACTACATATCATCTGCAGAGCAGCTTAAGTGCTCAGTCGAACTTGCTAAGAGAATATATGAGAGCGGCTGGCTGCCAGATGTCATCATTGGCTTGTATAGAGGTGGAGTGTTTCCTGCTATAGTAATTGAAGACTATCTACGTGCTAAAGACATAAAGACATTCCATTTTCCACTGCATATCTAGTCATATGACCCAGACAAAGCAGAAAGCACTTCAAAAGAAGTAATCAACTTTGGATTTCCAGACTATGTGATGCAGTCATATCTTAGTGGAACTTGGAAGAAAATCTTAGTAGTAGATGACATCTGCGACACAGGAAAGACTTTTGCAGAGTTTGAGCATTCAGTCATCTTGAATTTCTACAATTTGTCAAAGTCATATGAGTTCGAGACAAGACGTGCAACAATCGCTTGGAAGCCAGAGAAGCATGCTACATTCAAGCCAAACTGGTGGATAAGAGAGTTCAGCAATGACACTTGGGTTGTGTTTCCACATGAGTTTGTCGGCTTGACAGACCAAGAAGTCTTCTGCAAGAAAGCAATTGAGCAAAATGATGATGTAAGCTTTGTGCCATGAGCAAAATGACAGAAAAAGACTGGAACAGATGGCATTGGATTTTCATAGGTCTGATGTTTTTGTTTTGTATTTTAGAGCATGTTGTAGATCCAGTTTTTAGGCATGGCATGCTAGCATGTACAATATTTCCAATGATCAACTGCATCAGGCAGATGATTGTCATGCGAAGAAATGAGAAAAGAGCTAAAGAGAAATTCCAATGAAAGAGTTGACATTAGAAGAGCTGAATGAGTTTAAGAAAAGAGCGAAGATAGAATTGAAGTCAGACTGTGACTGCAGCAGACTTCGTTGGGATGACGTAGTAGAAGCATTGTGCAATGAAGTCATACGTTTAAAGATGCAATGCAAAGAGATACTGACATCTGGATATCTTAGAATGGAGCAGCCTAGCAACTATCAGCGTCCAACTATAGTAGAGCTTCCAGCTGACAGCAAGTCACCATTGAAAGAAATACGTATATATGGGCCTAAGTCAAACAACTTAAGTGCATGAGGTGATGACATGATTTGGATATTTGTATTGCTTGAGTTTGCTTTTGCAGGACTTGCTGTATACTTGAGTCCTTGGTGGCTTGTTGGATTTGCTATCTCATGCAGCATTGTAGTTGCATTGATGTGCCACCATGAGAAGCATATGAAGAAGTACTATGAAAAGCTGGATGCTCACAACAACAAGCTTGACACATCAATCTGCAATGCTATTGAGATATTGAAAGAGTACAGAGAGACTCTTGCTCAAGACACAGCTGAAGTGCAGAAGCTGAAAAATGAATTTGCAGCAAAATTAAAATGACCAGCCTACTTCTAAGCCTGCATAATGAGGATGGTTTGGCTAGTGCTCAAACTCATCTCCTCTGAGGACCCAGTAGTAGTGCACAAAGAAGCTTTTGAACTATAATGCAGCTCCAGCTCTAAGTTCTGGCACAAACGGTTCAATGTCTACGTCTAAGCCATCATCTTTATGGCCAAACATGCTGCCTTCAAGAATGTGGTTGTACAAGTAATATCTGATGTCTGGTCCAACATATGCATAACAGCTCAAGTCATCAAGCCATGTCTTGTTTTTTGACGCGCTGAACATTATGCTGCTGCCAACATCTTTCTTCATGTTGTAGCCTATCTTGAAGTCACATCCTAGCTCTGCTGCATCTTGAACAGTTCCAGCAAGCACTCCAGCTCTTGGAACTACAGCAAACCAATCTGTAACATACCAATTGTACTTTGTCCACCACTATGCGTTGACAACGAATTCATCATGCAGCTGGTTGTCCCATCCTTGTGGGTCTCTGCAGTTGAGAATCTTATGTATGAACTTTTGTGTCTCTTTGCATCTTGCAGAAGGACCAATTATGCCAAAGTCTAATTCTCCATAGTGAGTCCATGCAGACTATGGGTCTTTGAAGAACTCATATCCAATTCCACCATAAATCATTCCACAATATGGTCTGTCACCTTTAATATGGTCTTTTCGGCGTAAATCTGATGGAGCATACATATTCTAGCCGGCTTTCCAGTATATTCCATTGTTATCAATGAAAGTCAAGCCTGTTCCATGAGTATAGTCATTGTCACCAAAAGAACCTAGCGCATCATTTTCTAAAGTAAGCTTTAGCTAAGCAGAAAAACATGTTGCTGCTAGAAAAGTTGCTAATATAGTAATTATGTGTTTCATGTTGAACTCCTTCGTCAATTATCTATTTATTCTTTGTTTATATTTATGCTCTAATGTGTTATAATATAACTAGTTCTACAAAAGAAGGAAATTACAATGACATACGACAAGATACAAGCTGACATAAAAGAGGCAATGCTCTCTAAGAACAATGTCAAGCGCGACTGCCTGAGGAGCTTAGTTTCTGAGATAAAGAACCAGACAGTGAATGCTGGAAAAGAGCTGACTGAAGCTATAGTGCTAAAGTGTGTAGCTAAGGCTGTCAAGATGCACTATGACAGTATCAACCAGTTTGCAGCTAACGGCCGTGAAGATCTTGCAGCTAAAGAGAAGGAAGAGCTCAGCTACTTAGATGTATATGTTCCAAAGATGATGTCTGAAGATGAGGTCAAAGCTGCAGTTGATGGCATACTCAAGACTGTCGAGCCTATCAAGAAGAACTTTGGCTTAGTGATGAAGCAGCTGCCAGCTACAGCTGATAAGAAGTTTGCTTCGAAGTATCTTGGAACATTGCTGAAATGAGGTGAAACATGGACAATTTAGCACAGAAGATTTACCAGACAATTGAAGCTGAATGGATTTTGTGGGCAATCAACTTGAATGCTAAGAAGTTTGTGATTGGCATAAGTGGTGGAGTTGACTCTACGGCATGTGCCGCACTTGCTTGCAAGATGTTTGGAAAAGAGAATGTCATTGGTGTGTCTCTTCCTAATGATGGCCAAGATGACATAGCTGACGTCAACTTAGTATTTGAGACTCTTGGAATCAAGCGTGTTGACATTGACATTGGCGAGATGTTCTATGAGATAAAGTGCAAGCTTGAGAACAACTGCATTGAGATGTCTGAGCAAGCTCGCATCAATGCTCCTGCTCGTCTTCGCATGACGATGCTCTATGCAGTTTCACAGAGCATTGGAGCTTACGTCATCAACACATGCAACAGGTCTGAGACAGTTGTTGGCAATGACACTCGCTGGGGTGACCAGTGTGGTGATTTCGCGCCAATAAAGAACTTGACTAAAGGCGAGGTTGTTGAGCTAGCAAAATGGCTTGGTGTTTCTGACAAGCTAGCTGAAAAGACACCAATTGATGGCTTGCAGCCTTTGTCTGATGAAGACCGTCTTGGCATGAAGTACAGTGACATTGACAACATTATTCGTGGCAATGATGACAAAGTTCCAGAGAACATCCGGCAAAAAATCAGATATGCATATGAACGGAACAAATTCAAGATCTATGGCGCGAACATCGCTGGTCCTGAATTTCCATATTTGCCAGATGCATTTGATGGGCTGTAATCAACCTATAAGCTCATCGAGCTTGAGAGTTTTCAAAGTCTGAATTAAGATGTTCTCAAGTTCGATTGAACGAAGTTCATCATCATCACATCCAAGATCATTGAACAGCATGGTCACAGCATGAGACATCTCATGTGCTAATGTACCTATCAATTCAGTTGTTGTCTGTTCAGTGAACTTGCTTGGATTGATGACGATTATGCATTCAAGATTTGACAAAGACAATGTATAGCCTGGATTGTCTTTGCATTCTAATACACATTTCTTCAGCTGCTTGATTTGTGCTGTATTTCCACAAAAGCCTAGTTTTGCAACTGTGTTGCATATGCTTTGAGGCCTGCACTACTTTCCAGAAAATACTAAGTAGACATCACAACGAAGATCTTGCATTGTCAACTTCATTGGCACAAGGTCAATCTTGCCAGTATATTTCATCACCACGCCTCCTGCAGCTAGGCTGCTATTGTCAACTGAAGCTTATAGCTTTTTCATAGTTTTTGCAAATGCCAAATGGCATTACTTTTGGAGTTATGTCTAGCACAGAATGGTCATCAGGCATGACTTTATGGCCATGCAAGTTCTCAAAGTACTTACGCTAGTATTCATAAGGAAGAGCGTCATTTTTGTACTCTATTCTGTTTTTAGGATTTATGCAGCGAAGCTTTCTGTCTAGCATTATGCTCTTCAAGCCAGACTTGCACCATCTGCAAGTAGCGCAGCATTCAGGACAAGTCTCTCTATACTCAATTCTCTCTTTATAGACATCTATGTCTTGGAAATCACGAGTCTCAGCTTTGACAAGCGCAGTGTAGTTTCTTACGCAGTCTGCATAGATTTTGTTTGCGACACTGATGTCTTTGATTGGTGGCTAGTCGACATCAGGTGCTTCGAATATGATAAGTGGCTCTGGACCATAGAAGTAGTTTACTACTTGCACTTGGTAGCATAGCTCATACTTTCCATCATCAACAATGTCAAAGCTTGTCATCTCAACTTTGTATCTGAGTTGGCCAAATGCGTCTGTTATCTCTGCAATCTTGCATGTCTCCTTGACATACACTGACTTGTAAAAATGGTTTTTGCTTGTATGCATAATGTTCTCTAGCTTGTAAGTTTATGAAAATATTTACTTTGATACTTAAATATTGCATAAGAAGTAAATAGTGAATATGAAAGATGCAATAAAGAGACATGACATAAAGACAGATGATCTGCCTGTAGAGCCAAATTCAACATGGCTAAATCCTGGAATTCGTACTGAAAAACAACTGAAAGACTGGATTTTGACTAAACTTGGATATCCACTTTTGACAGTTGAGCTGACTGAGTCTTAGATAAATTCATGCATTGCAGATGGAATATCTCTGTACAGCAAGTATGCTTACACTCCAGAGAAGTATCTCATTGTCAACACAAAGTTCTACAAGCCAGGTGTAGGAATTGACTTGAAAGACTACAATATCATGTCAGTCAAAGACATATCTTTCTAGAGAGATAACATATTTGGAATGACAGGAAATGACATGTTCTTTGGTCCTTATGCGTTCTTCGGCCAAGGTGTAGGCTCTCCTGCATTTGGACTTGGTTCTCAGAGTTATGTTGGAACATGGACAACTTACCACAACATCCATGAGTGGTTTGATGTAGCGAAGAGAATGATGGGCAGCAATCCTGACTGGCAGTATGACAAGTTCACTAAGATACTGAAGCTCATGCCAGAGCCAATCAACTATGGACGCAACTAGTTCATTCTCTTGACTTGCAACCAAGAGCCACCAATTGAAGAGTACTATGGAAATGAGTACTGCCGCCGCTTGATTCTTGCAGAGTGCAAGATTCTTCTAGGAACTATCAGAAAGAAGTTCGCTTCAGTGCAGCTGATTGGTGGTGGAACTATTGACACATCAATTGGTGATGAAGGCAAAGAAGAGAAGCAAGCAGCTCTAGAGGACTTGATAAAGAGTGAGTCTAGAGGACAGTGCTGCTATATTGCATGATTTCAGTTTACTTTTACGTGAAGTATGTTATAATATAACATATGACACGTAGTCAACAAGAGTACATAGCGAACATGCTTAGACATGCTTCGCACAAGAAATATGAGAACTATGCTTTAAGCCAGATATACTGGAAGCTAGTAGCTCGTGGAATAGTGCTTGAGTTTAGGACGCAGCAGACTGTCTTCAGGAAGAATGCTGAACGCCATGTAGCTTACATGGATGGATATATTCCTTCATTGAATGTGCAGTTCGAAGTTGATGAACCTTACCACAAGCACCAAGCTGAAGCAGACAAACGCCGTGAAAATGACGTCAAAGAAGTATTGAGAGCTATGGGAGCTTTGCATCTCAAAGCAAAGCCAACTATCATACGCATTGACATATCTAAAGATGACATCGATGAGCAGTGCGACAAAGCAGTAGAGAAAGTCGCAGTATTGTATGCTAAAGCTGGAAAGCCTGTATGGAAAGAGACAGACAACGCAGAGACAATAAAGCAGCAGCATTGCATCAAGTACAGTGACAGCATGATGTTCAAGCGCAAGAATGTCCTTGTCAATGTAATGGGCTTCAGGACAAGAGCGGGTGAAGAGTACAAGAGCACTGGAACAGAGAGCATTTCAGTCTTGCATCTCAATGATGCAGAAGACATCTGGTTTCCATGCATATCAGACAACGCTGCAACCGGTTGGAAGAACAACTACAACTTTGATACAAATGTGTTTACTTCACATTGCACTAGTTTCAAGCGAAATGCTGGATGGCATAGAGATGAGAAGCTCTACAAAGAAGGCAAGATGAAGCTCAGGTACATATTCTTCAAAGCTGTTGATGCATTCAACAATCTAGGATATGTGTACTTTGGCAAATACAAGTGCATAGGATTTGACGCTAAAACTCAGACTGAGACTTGGCAAAGAATCTCTGTTGAAGACCTTAAATTCAATTGACACAATCTCTAGCTAGATATAATATATAATATGAAGAAAAGTAAAGCATTAGTTATCGTTGATGCGTCATACTTCATGTACTATCTAGTGTATGGAGCTGTCGCAGAGTTTAAGAAGAAAGCTTCTAAGGAAGCAAACTACTTGATAAGATCAGCAGAAGAGACTGACCAGAAGAATCTACCAGACTTGCTGGTAAGTGACACTTTCAAGAGAATCCTGAAGAAGTTTGTCATGAAGCGTTGTGAGACAATTGACTGGCAGCTTCGTGGCCATTTCCAAGATGAACTTGACTGCATTGACCACATTGACACTGTATTTGCAATGGATGACTTCACAGCAAAGAGCTTCAGGAAAGACCTCTATCCTGCATACAAAGCTCAGCGCAAGTTCACGCCAAAGCAGTTTGATATCTTCAAGATAAGGAACTACGTGTTTGACGTCATCTTCAAAGAGCTTGAGCTTGAGGACAAGTATGGCTACAAGTTCATCTCAGTCAGTGGTGCAGAAGCTGATGACATCATTGCCACTATCGTGAACAAGTGCTCAGATGACTATGAGCTGAAAGTGCTGTTCGCTTCAGACCATGACTTCATCCAGCTTGAAGGCATAACACAGATTGACTTGTTTGGAAAAGAGATTGTCAGCAAGATTGGAAGCATTAAAGTTCCTCGCAAAGACTACTTGCTTGGAAAGATACTTCTTGGCGATGGCTCAGACAATATTCCTAAAGTGTTCGCTAAAGTTGGAGAGAAGCGTGTTATTGGCTTGATAAATGACAAAGATCGTCTTAAGAAGATGCTGAAAGAGAACCAAGCTGCAGCTCACCAGTTCAAGCTGAACAAGAAGCTTATTGCATTCAGTGAAATTCCTAAGAAGCTTTCTGACAAGATTGCAGAAGCAGTGAATGTAGCTTTGTACAACAATGACACTGTCAATGACAATGGAACATTTGGAAATCTTGAATGGCTGTAAGCAGGTAGCACATGTCTTTTGATGAATTGCTAAAAATTGCATATGATGCTACTAATGTGTACAAGTAGACTGGTGCTGACTCACCTGAAGAAGCTATCATGAAGCTTTCAATATTTGGTGATATTGAGCAAGCGCAGAAGTTTGAAAAAGAAGTTGAGCTTGTCATACAGTCTTACAAAGACAATTAGATTTTGCTAATAAAGTTGACATAGCTAGCTCAAAAAGAGATAACACAGGGAAAGAAAATAATATGACAAATATACTTATAACAGGTGGTCTTGGATTTATTGGATTCAATGCAGTCCAACTATGGACGAAAACTCGTCCAGATTTGCATTTAGTTGTTGTAGATTTAGAAACATATGCAGCTAGCTTTAAGCTTGAAGAAAAACTTCAATGGCTTAAAGATCATGGAATTTCATATTATAAATGTGACATATGTGATGAATTTTCAGTAGATACTTTAGTGCAACAGAACAACATTGACACAATAATCAACTTTGCAGCAGAAAGTCATGTTGACAACAGCATAAATGGTCCAGATGTATTTTTCAACACTAATGTCATTGGCACAGTTAAGCTGCTTAATGTAGCTAGAAAGCACAAGCTTAGATTCCACCAAGTCTCGACAGATGAAGTATATGGTGAAACAAGTCCAGACAGCTGGGAAAATACAGATGAAGTTCGTTATATAGATGAGTATATTCCTGCAGATGTGAAGCCTTTAAAGCCATCTTCACCATACAGTGCATCTAAAGCTGCAGCAGACATGGCTGTTTTGTCTTATGTTAGAACATTCAATGTCAATGCTACAGTGTCAAGATGCACAAACAATTTTGGAAAATGGCAACATCCTGAAAAATTGATTGGAACTGTAATCAAAGCTGCAATGGCTGGTAAAAGTATTCCAGTGTATGGAAAAGGAAACCAGATGCGACATTGGATAAATGTAGATGAACATAACAGAATTATTCTTGAAATTCTAAGCAAAGGTATAGCTGGAAAGATATACAACATTGCACCACCAGAAGCAAATTGGATAACTAACATTAAGCTTATTCGATTTATTCTTAAGCAGCTTGGCAAGCCAACAAGTTTGATAACACATGTCACTGACAGACCTGGCCATGATATATCTTATTTCTTAGTTGGAACTGACTTCTGCCAAAGCAAGAAGAAGTGGAAAGAAGACATGGCAAAGACAGTAGAATGGTATCAGGAAAATCTGTGATGAAACCAAAACTATTAGATGCTATGTCATATGTTTATTCAGTGCAGAAACACTTGAATGCAGATTCTCATGAAGAAGTCAAGATGAAGCTTGCTATATATGGAGAATCAAAAGTCCTTGAAGCATATGAAGCATGCTAGAATGTGATAACTGAATGTGTTGAACTATGCAAGGAGAAAAATAAATGAGAAAAGGAATACTTTTAGCAGGCGGAGCAGGAACACGCTTGATGCCATTGACTAAATTTGCAGTAAAGTAGATTCTTCCAGTGTATGACAAGCCAATGGTATACTATCCTCTCTACACATTGATGAAGATGGGAATAAAAGACATCTTAATCATATCTACACCAGAGTCTACACCAATACTTGAGAAGAACCTTGGTGATGGCAGTGAGTATGGATGCACGTTCTCTTACAAAGTGCAAGACAATCCAAATGGTCTTGCGCAAGCGTTCATTCTTGGAAAAGAGTTCATGAAGAAAGAGCGAGTGTGTTTGATTCTTGGTGACAACATATTCTATGGTGCAGACTGCGAGAAGCACTTCAGAGAAGCTTGCAGAGGAAATGAGAACGTCATATTTGGCTACAGAGTGTCTGACCCTGAGCGGTATGGCGTAGTTGAGTTTGATGATGAAGGAAATGCGCTCTCTATTGAAGAGAAGCCAAAGAAGCCAAAGTCAAGCTATGCAGTTCCTGGCATCTACTTCTACAACAATGACGTCATTGAAATTGCAGAGAAGCTCAAGCCATCTGCTCGTGGAGAATATGAAATAACTGACGTGAACAAAGCTTACCTCAAGCGGAAAGAGCTGAAAGTCAAGAAGCTTGAAGCTGGAAACGCTTATCTTGACACAGGAACTTTCTAGAGCTTGAATGACGCTAGCAATTTCGTGCGCACTATAGAAGAACGGACAGGAATGAAAGTGTCAGACATTGAAGAGTTCAACAAAGAAGTCTAACAACGTATATTATATCTATGGCAAATGAAATACAGCAAGAATGGGTTGACAAGTACTGTCCAACTACTTTGAAAGACTATGTCCTTGAGCCTGAGATAAAAACATACTTCAAGAACATGATAAAGAGCAAGTCTATGACTTCAATGACTTTTGCTGGAGTCCAAGGCTCTGGCAAGTCTACATTAGCGAAGATTCTCTGCAAAGAGTTTGACGCTGATATGCTTTTCATAAAGTGCGCAACTGAAGGTGTGATTGACACATTGAGGACTAAAGTCGAGCCATTCTGTAATGCTTTGTCAATGGAAGGTAAGCTCAAGATAGTCATTCTTGACGAGTGTGACTCAGCTTCTTCAACAGGAACTAACAACTTCCAGATGGCATTGAGGACTTTGATTGAAGCTGCTCAGTCTGACACAAGGTTCTTGATAACATGCAACACAGTTGCGAAGATAATTCCACCTGTCTTGTCAAGATGTCCAGTAGTGAAGCTTGAGTTTGGAAAGAAAGAGCTTCTGATACATGTGAAGAAGATTCTTGACGCAGAGAAGATAAAGTATGACAAAGCTTCATTGAAAGCTTTCATTGAAGAAGGATTCAAGTACTATCCAGACTGCAGAAGAATAATCAAGTATCTGCAGATGTGTTCATGCTCTGGAACACTCGTTGTCAAAGCAAATGCAGTGATAAGCAACAGTAAAGATGACTTGATGAAAGAGCTTGTTGACAAGACTGCAACTGAGGCAAATCTTCTCAATGTAAGGCAGTTCTACTTGAAAAGCAAAGATGCTCTTGGTGACATGGTAGAAGCCGGTTCATTGCTGTTCAACTATGTTGTAGACAATGAAGTAGTGAAAGACACTAAGACTATCTTGAAGCTCACTGACCTTCTTTACCAGCTCAATATGGTCGTTGACAAAGAACCAACATTCTTTGGAATGCTTGTAGCTATAAAAGAAGAGATTATGAAAGGCTGAGAATGGCGTTCAAAAGCAACATGTTGTTTGATGTGCTTGCTAACATACTTGTCAGCAAATCACGTGAGCTTTACAAAGGACATGTTGAGTCTGTATACTTCAAAGACGCATCTAAATTTATGGTGCTTAAATATTTGTCAATGCATTCAAATCCTGCAGTGAGGAACATTGTCATAAAGAATTACTTCACATTAGAGAAAATGCCAGAAGCTGCTTTGTACTTATGGCTTCTAAAAGCCATTCCAAAGCAGAATGGCAGCTTCATAAGGTACTTAAAGTGACTAAAGAAGAACACGACGAAATTTCTTAGATGTTGTTCTAGAACTATCTAGGAGAAGCGAAACGTCTAGCTATATTGTCTGCAGATGACATAGATGAACTCTATTTTAGAGCTACAATAAAGAATGATACAGAATCAATGTATGTCACTGACCTTGCTAGGCAAATCAACGATTGTCAGAATAATAAAAGCTAATTCCAAACTTTGGATTGCAGCAGAAAATAGGCTTCATGTCAGGTGAATCAATGAAGCTCTTAGCTAAGTATACATCCTTCTTGCTTATGAGACCAAACAGCTTCTTGAATGAAAGCTTTGGAATGTCAAGTTTAGGATAAGAAAGCGCTGCAAGCTCAAAACAGTACAGAGAGCTTGCTCCACGCTTGAAGCCAAAGTCATAAGGAACTTTGTCTTTAAGGAACTTCTTAGCTATAGTGATTGCTTGCTTCTTATATTTCTTTGGCCTGAATATAGCAATTCTATCACACTTGCAAAAGTCAATCAAGTCAACTTCAGACACGCCTTCTGCAACTGCATGTATGACTTTGTTGTCGCCAATGTATATTGCTCCATGAGACCAGTCACCACCTATTACAGAGTCTGATGTATCAATTCCAAACAACTTGATGAAGAAGCCATCTATATAGTGCCTGTAGCCACGCAAGATTATGTCACCCGGCTGTATGACGTTAAGAATGTCCAAGATGTCTTTGCCATATACAGAGAATTCATCTGGGTCATATAGAATCCACATTGGCCACTTGAACCATTTGATGTCACCAACTATTGTGAGGAACTTAGCCCATAGCTTGTAAAAGAACTTTTTCATAGTATTTATATTTACTATATGAAAAATACTGGCATCCTATTGTTAGGATTCAGAGCTTGTGCAGAAGCAAGCTATGGAGAGAACTTAGGTGAATTCCAGCTTGGTTCGTCGCCTGCACCACCAAAGTATATGTCTTGCTGTCTTTGCGTATACATGAAGCCATCTCTCTCATTCTGCTCTTGCTTCATTGCAATGCTGAGCTTGTTCATCACTAGCTCTTTGAAGTCAAGGAACTCTTTGTACATTGGGTCATTAGTGACTTTCTTTATGTCTTGCACAGTGTAAGCAGACTATGGCTTCACAATCATAGCATATGTGTTTCCAAGTGAGCTAGTGAACGTGTCACATACAAAATAGTACTTCTCAATGATGTCACTTTGCAGCAGATAGCAGAGCCAGATGAAAGCTAGCATATGGTCGTCATGCGCACCTGCAAGAGCAGTGTATGACAAGTAGACGCCTTTAGTGTCTTTCTTGACAAATGTGCTCATCTCTTCAACCAAGTCTTTGTCATATATCTTGAAGCCAAATCCTTCAGTCAACATCATGTCTCTTGCCCACAAGCACGCTTTGCTCTTGACAGAGACATGGCTGTATACGCCATCTGCTCCATTCTTTCCTTCTTGAACTATGTTCTAGTACTGGTAGTTTATTTTGAGCATGTCTATGTAGCCTGCGCCAATTCCATTTCTCTCACAGATGAAGTATGGATTGTTGTACAATGCTAGCATCTTGTGAGTGATGAATGCAAACTCAGTCAATGTCACTTTGTCAGAGTTGAACTTCGCACAAAGACGTATCTCTCTCAAGTCAGATATGTCCCAGATGTAAAGCACTGAGCTGTCACCGCCACCACCTTCTGCTATGTCACCTGAAGCAGCATATGTGCAACTTGGCTCGAACTCATGCCACATAGTGAACTCAAAGAGCTTCGTCTCGTCAGGGCTCATAACATGCTGCTTCTTTCCAGTTAAGAACTCTTTGCTTTGAGCTTTCATCTCTGACAGCTACATCCTGTACTTGTCTATTATGTCATCAGGAATAAGACGCTTGGTCAATGAAGTCAAGAAGTCGCATTCATACTCTTGCTTCCACTTCTCAATGCCGATTGTCGCAATCTGCTGCTGCTTCCACTTCTCATCACGGCCAGGAACTTCCCACCAATGGATTCTGAACGGCATCCATCCTTCTTCACTCTCGCCTAAGTTAGCTTTCTGCCACAAGTCATAGTACATTCCTTCAGCGCCATTTGGAGTTGACACTGCAATGATCTTTGAAGTCTTTGATGAAGAGACGATAGGAACGACTGATGCAAAGAAGTCATCGATTATGTTCTTAGGTATGAATGCCATTTCATCAATTATCAAGCAGTTATGGCTAGTCACTGAGTTTGTCTTATATTCATGTCCATCTTCAACATTAGTCAAATCATAAACTTTTTCAGGCGTATCTAGCTCTATGCATATAATGTCTTTAACATAGAGTCTGTTATGTGAAAAAAGCTCATCATTAATCTTTAAGTCACATGCTTTTGCAAATGTAGAATCCTTACGCTTTATTAGATGCTCTGGAGTGCACTTCAAATGCGTATTGTCAGAAAGAAAAATGTCATACAGCTTTGTTGCTTCTGATATTCTTACACCTGAAAACTTTTTCCATCCATTGTCAGTTAATACTTCCATTGTGTGAATTGTCTTTCTTTTTTAGTTTTGCTAAGCGCAAATTGCCATTTCCAGAAACCCAGCCAGCTGGAACTTGCTCATGCTATGAAAAGCACTTCGTCTAAGTGAAGTCTTCAGGATTCATGTACCATCTTTTTCCTTTTGCTTTTGTTGGGCCAAGGCCAAACTTCCAGCCATCAGGTAATGCTTCATTTTTTGCAATATACTTACGTTCATTAGTTTTCTCATTATAGATGAACACTAAGTCTTTGTTGTATACAACATTAGTCTTGTAAAAATTCTTCTTAGCTGCTGATATGCTTTTACATGTTTTATCTGACCGTTTCATTCCTCTATGCTTAGCTGCAGTCTTTGCAATTTTAGCTGGATTCTTGTTGATTTTGTCTTGCCATGTGTGCTTTCTGCTTTTCAATGCATTTGAAATTTTTTTGTTTCTGGCTGGATCATGTGCCATTGCTATTAAATGCATTAAATGCATTTTCTTCTTAAACATAGCTTCTTCATACTTCTTGACTAACTTTAACTATTTTAATGGATCAACAAAGCCATTGCCTGGTCTAACTAAAACATTTCTTAGTTGAGCATATGACATATTCAATGTTTTCATTGCATTCCTAAATGAAAAATATCTAACATTGTCGACTATTACATCATCATTTTCTGATATATTTTTGTCTTTCCAGTAGCCATCATTGCTCATATAGTACTGCTTAAGCTTTTCTCGTATCATCTACACAGTTTTTGCAGAATGCTTTTTATGATAGAATCCATTGTTCTTGCCATATAGAATGCATACATTTCCACCTAATGATATATTGTAAGTGTCAGCTCTGTTGACATATTCAATGTCAACAAGCTCTTTTTCATATTGCTCTGCATCATGCTTAGTCTTGAACATCTTAAGAATTATCTTTTCAAAATTGTCAATGCCATACTTTGCATATGCATATGGCAAAAGCTTTCCACTTCCCATATAGCCATCATCTAAATTATTGGTTGAATGAAAACCAATATATTCATGCTAATTTATCTTGTTAACTATCTTGTAAACATAGTAGTACTTTTTCATTTGCTAGTTCTTTCTATAGCTTTTATTTACTATAGATGAAATGGCGTTCATTCTTCATTCATCCAAGTATATTACTTGAGCATTATTAAGATGTTGATATGCTATCAATGTTTCAACTTCAGAAATTTTGCATTTGAATATATTTCCAAAGTCATCTTTGACTGTCACTAGCGTATCTCCAACAACGCAGTTGCATGATGAACCACGAGCAGCAGATGATGAAGTTGAGCAAGCACGGATGACTGAGCCATTTGCAAACTCAATCTCACCTTTGTTGTAAGTCAAGATTCCTGGCTTTATCCAGAATGGCAAGTTCTCATATGCTTTGCGTATTCTGTCCATGATTTCAATAGCAGTCTGCAGCTTGTTAGCGCAAATCATTATCTTCTTGTCTTGGAACAGTGTAGCATACCACAAGCAGAATATCGTGTATGTTGTAGTCTTACCAGTCTGGCGGCTTGCAAGTGTAAGGATTCGGTTGTTGTGAGCAATGAACTCAAGCATCTCCTTCTGCTTCTTGTAGAGCTTTATCTTAGTCAAGCCTTTGTCAAGTGTTATAATGTAGAAGAATGTCTCTGCCCACCAAGCGATGTCTCGCTTAGCATGAGCTATATTCTGTATTCTAGCTTCCCATTCGTCTTTAGTTATGTATTCAACTTGGTGTGGCTTCTTTATGCCAATTCCTGTCTCAGGAGTTGTGTTCTTATTATACGCCATCTTACACTTACTTTCTATTTTTACAGAAGTATTTACTCTAGAAGTATAATATAGTTATGCCAACATTCAAACTACTTTATTTCAAGAACTTGCTTGACATTGCGTTCATGCAGTTTTTCGACTAGTACAATGACTTGTTCTAGAAGATAGATGAAGAATATGTGTTCTCTGCAGACTGGGATGCATAGAAGCTTGCTGGTGTCTTGAAGAAAGCAGTAGTTGACACATTGATGAAGCATACAGTCAAGTATGACAGGCTGAAGCCAACATACTACTTGATAATTGGAGCATGCATGCCAAAAGACAACATGCTCTTGAAGTACAAAGACATGCAGTATTTTCCACAGAAGCTTGACAAGATTGTCAACTCTAAAACATAGCTTAAGTATTTGCTCAAAGAACATGACATAAAGATAGACAGGCTTCTGATGAACAATGCATGCATAATGCTGTTCAATGAATTCTTCAGCAAGAAAGAGGTGAAACTGAAGAAAGAGACTTACAAGAACATCATGTTCATACAGCACAAGAACCTTGACTGCTATTCAGTGTTCAAGCTTGTAAAGCATGCATTTGGCAGAAGCAACTGCATAAACATGCATGAAGAGCTGTTCAAAGACTGCAAATCTCCAATAGTTGCAGTAAATGACTTGATTGACAAGTATGTGAACAAAACATGCATGAACATATCAGCAGAGTTCAAGCTTGCAGGAAAAGAGCTTGTGCAGTACATAAATGAAAGAATATCCAGCTTATGAGTGATGAATTGTTTAACAGCATTCCAACAGATGATCAACTTGACAGCATGGAAGCAATTGAAGATGGCTTCGTGATGACTGATTATGACTATCTTAATGATGAAGATGTAAGCTACTTGTCTGCTTTGTGCGATGACACTACAATGGATGCTTACATGCGAAAGTACTTAATGGAGTACAATGACACTACAGGAAGCAAATCATCTGAAGAGCTGTACATGAGGCAAGTGATAATGGGAAACAACAAGACGCTTGAAGGTCTTGCAAAGAGGCAGATGGAATATGAGCAACAGCTAGGGAAAGAACAAGAGACGTCAGCTGACGTGCTATGATGACATCCACAATGTCACTTTGTCAGTTGACTCTTCAGAAGAGATTGATACACTTGCATGGCTATGTGAAGCAAGCAGGCTTTCAGTCATAAATGGTTTTTCATACTAGCCAGCACCATTTCAGCTCTTTGAGTCAGTCAAGTACCAAGACATAAACAACAAGACAAAGACTTTGTTCAGAGAGCATGAGTACACAGCTGACTGGGTAGTAGACTTCACGCCATCTGCATAGCTTGAGCTTGCTAAAGAGTTCAAAGTCCCATACAGTGAGCTGTCAAATGCTCATTGCTCAGTGTTCATAGACAGCAAAGGCACATTCAACATAACTGAACGTGCTTTTGGGTACAACTAGAAGTGGGTATGGCAGAAGTTCAAGACATTCATATACAAGCTTGTGCCAAAGAAGTTCTTCGCTAAGTTTGGCGTTCCAGAAGCTTGTGTCAACACTAAAAAGACAAAGAAGCCTCGGAAGATGTTCCAAGGCTTCAAAATACTCAAAGACTTGTTCAGCCGTTAAGCTGTCTTACTTCATTTATGTTCTTGAAGTTGCTGCACCAGTCAAGTGCAGGAACTGATATCTTAGGAAATGCAGAAGAAGGATATGCAATCCTGTTCACATATTGAAGAACCACTTGTGGCGGATTCAGTCTGCAAAAGCATGTACGTTGCTCAAACCATTTGCAGTTGAAGCAACATTTCTGCTTAGGATCTATCTCTTCTTGCTGCAACATATTATTGCTTCTTCACTACTATTTTCTGGAGAGCTTCTGTCTCTTTGTCAGACATGAATTTTGAAGGATCAGCTTTGTCGCCCCATGCTTTGTCAAGCTCAGTGAAGAAGTTGACCTTCTCTTCAAGAGTCAGGTCATCAAAGCACTTTCCAGTGAACTTACACTTCTGCATAGCAGCTTTGAACGCTTTCTTGTAAGAGTCTCTTAGCTGTGTCTTCTCTTGGTCAGACAGCTCTTTCTCTTCTTTGTCATCCTTAGCGTCTTCTTTTCCTTCTTCTTCTTTCTTGTCGTCTTTCAACTTCTCATCTGGCTCTTCAGCATCTTCGGTGTTTTCATCGTCTCCAGCATCATCTCCAGTGTCATCTCCACCTTCATTACCGCCTTCGGCGCCACCTTCATCACTACTAGATTCTTCTTCACCGCCGTCTTCATCACCAGCTGCGTCATCTTCTTCATCTTCACCAGCTTCATCAACTTGCTCAGAGTCTTTCAAGCATGCATTGACACGGTCAGCACCTGCAGCAAGAAGATTTCCAGCCCATGTGACAATCTTTCCAGAAAGACCAACAGCAGAACCACTCAAGCTAATCAAAGTAAGCATGACTTTCAGGATTCCGCGCATAAGTGTCTTTATTCCAGTAGCTGTCTTCTTGCTGCTTTTAGCTTCAGCTACACTGTCATCTTCACCTAACTGTCCAGCAGAATACTTTTGTAATGCATCATACAATGTGTCAAAGCACTTCTGGCCTTTTTCATCAAGTTTTGACTTGAGCTCTTCAAGCTTGTCTTTGTTGTCATTCAAGAACTTCTTTATCTCTGCGGCTTCTGGATCTTCAGACACTTGCTTGTTAGCTTCATCAAAAGCTTTCTTAACCTCAGCTTTAGCTTCATCCTCAGTCAAAGTCATCTTGACTTCATCTTGGCCAGATGTGTTAGCAGTTGAAGCATTCATTCCAAATGGATGGAATGCATGAGCAAGTGGCTCACGGTCATCTGCTTCAGCTACATCCTCTTCTTCATCTTCATAAGCTGGAGGAACATAGTCTGACTACTTGCAATAAGTGTTGTCACAACCTGTCATGTCAGGGTCGCCAGCTTCAATTGCAAGAATTGAGATGTTCTGGTAGCCTGCTTTCTCAAGCTTGCTGATGACATCAGCTTTTGCAGAGCGTGTGTTCAATGAATTTGAATAAGCTTCGCCAGTCTTAAGCTGTCCATCTCTCATAGCAGAGTACACGACAGTGTAAGCTGCCATTGGAGCTTCTGATGCAGGAGCAGGAGCAGGCGGCTAAGCATCAGGAATAACAGGTGCTGGGTCTTTGACTGGCAGAGAGACTTCTGCACCAGCTGAATCTGGAGTCTCACCGGCAGCTTGGTCAGCAGTCTCAAGATCATCAGGATCGTCTTCAATGTAGCCCTTGTCAACACCTAGCTGGAACAAGTTGTTCACTTTGCTGCATTCACTTTCGTCAAGATTCTCTACGTCAAGGTCATACAGCCATCTGTGGCACTGCTCCATAGCTGGGCAGTTGAGCAGCTTCTGTATCTTGCAGTAGAGCTCAACGTTCTCTGTGAGCAGTCTGCCTTTGTAGATTGGCATGACTTCCTCATTGAGATTGACTTTCTTTAGTGCTTCTCTATAAGCATCAAATTCATTGAGTATCATTGTATGTATTTCCTTTGATAACGTATAATACTATTTACTATCATGAATTATACTTCTTCAATCTTGAACTCATCATATACACAAGTGAAGCTTGCTTCAACTTCACCTGGATTGTTCTGCTCAAGTGAGATTTCGTTGAACAGCTTTATCCAGCAGTTGCTGAAGCAGAACTGTATTCTCTTGCGCTTATAGTTGTCAAGAAGATATATTCTAAGTGGCAAGTAATCTGATGGAATGATTGGCTGTATAGTCTCATTCGCAACAACATTGTTTATGTTTCCGCCTGTTGATGACATCCAAAGATACAGAGCTTTGTAGTTCTGCCAGTATTCATCTACAAGATATGTGAGTGTAAGCTCTTTCGTAGCAGGATTCATCACCTTAGTTGGAATTGATTTAGTGTAGCCTTTGTAAGAGACCTCAGTGCTTGACATCTCCATCTAAGGCAAGCTGAACCTGACTAAGTGCAGCTCTATTCCATTGTACTTTCTGCCAAGTATAGACTCAATTGGGAAGTATGCATACCACTTGTTGCTGTTAGTCAAGTTTGTGTTCAAGCCATTCAACTATGGAAGCATAGCAGTCTTCTGCACATCTCCTTCTGGAACTGTGTACTATGGCTCAAACTTTGGTGTTGTTATAGTGTTAGTTGTCATGCTGCACCCCAAATGACCCAAACTTTCTCTTTAGTCTTTGTCCAGTCATACATGATCTTGACATCATCTTTAGTCCATATCTTCTTCTCAATGAAGTCTGGATTGTCAATGAACTTCTTGCCATCAAACTCTGCCATTATGTATCGTATGTCTTTGCCATTGCTGAACTTCAAGAAGAACTTCTTTGCAGCAGGATAGTATGCAATTGAAACTATCTCTTGTGCATTAGAATCGTATGACTGAACAAACTTCACAATCTCTTCTTCTGGCACATTATGCACTGCTAAGATTGTGTCACGGTCAAGCTCTGCTTCTGACACAAGGACTTCCATGTTCTTGATGTAGTCATTCTTGTGGTTTTTCTTCTTCTTTCCAGCAAGTATCTCTCGATGCATCACTTTAGGCTTTGCACCGGCAGGAAGATGAAAGCAACCATCTTTCATGTAGCCACACTCTTTGTTATGGTCACATTTACCAAGTACATCAGTGTCACCGATCTTGCTATCACTTGGCTTCATGAAGCCAGCATTCAATGTGCTAGCAGGATCACTTGCACTTTGCACATCTGCTGCAGCAGCTCCTTCACCAGCGCCAACAACAGCATCTTCATATACTTTTTGTATGTCTACCATAATCAGTCACTCCATTTGAATCCATCTGTCTACTTCTTCTTGATAATGTTGTTCAAAGTCTTGCGTATTATTGACTACGTCTTGATGATGTCTGCTACTTCAATCTTCTTAGGATTGTTTATCTTCTTGTATATCTCGTTTGGATCCATCTCGACGTACTTCTGTATTCTGTTTATGCAGAAGTGGATGAACTTGTTGAACAGAGAAAGCTTCATCAAATCAGCGTTCTCTTCTTTTGAGAGCCACTGAAGTGGTGGCTGCTCAGTCAAGTCATAGCTTCTAAAGCCACGGTTCTAGTAGTTCTCGCCAATTGGAGATATAGTCACGCCATACTCATGGCCATTAGAGTAGCTGAAGCGCATTCTGCAAAGCGGCTTTATCTTCTTCCAGTCTTTCCATGTTGACCAACGAAACTCTTTTCCTTTCTTTGGCCAGCATGTGAATCTTGCTGTCTTGCCTCTTACGCCAAGATCACCAAAGTTCATGTACTTGCGGCCAGTCGCAGAGTGCGTCTCTTTGTCTTTCTTCTTATCATCAGTGCCTTCTTCAACAACTGGAACTCTGTCTATCTGCATCTCTTTGTTGGCGATACCTTCATACAAGCCACCATACAGTTCATCAGTCAATGGCCACTCATGCTGGAGCTTCGCCATCATCTTGCCATAGAACTTTGACATGAAGAACTCACCCATCTAGTCAGGTGAAAGCTTTACGATGTTTCCATTGTAGTTCACTGCAGAATCCCACTTCTTTGTCTTAGTGTCAAGATACACCTCAACTAGCAGCTGTTTTACTGGAAACACAATGTCAATTGCTTTCTCAGGGAATTTCTTAGGATTTACAGGTATGTCTTTTCCTTTGTGGTCTTTAGCCTGAAGTCCTACGTTGTAAGCAGATATCTTTGCCTGCGCTAACATATCATCTGTGATGTTGAAATGGACTTGTTCTGTCTCATCACATGGCTCTAGATCATCTTTAGACACTTCCTCAGACTCAGTCGTTGGCTTAACTTCTAGTACCTAGAGAACTTTCTAGACATCTTCTGGTGTAAGCTTCTCTGGGAGATAACTTTTTATAACTTCAGGGTTTTCTATGTTGTTTCTGACGTTAGTTGCAGAGATGTTGTTTCCATGCTTGTCTACATAGGGTTCTACTGCAGTTTCAGCTGGATCTATCAAATGAATGTGTTCATTCTCTTCATAGTACTTCTGCGCAGACTTGAAGCGTTTCAAGTCGTCATCTTTCTTACTTACGCCAAATATTACGTTGACGTCATTCAAGCTGTCATCGACATACTTGAACAAAGCTGTGATAGGTGATGGCTCTGCTGATATTATTGCTTTAACTTTGCTAGTCAAGTTGTATCGCTTGATGTAGATGTCAAATATTTCTTTTGCCATCTCTGCTGTTATGACTGTTCCAGCTGAAGTCTTGCGTATTGACTTTGCGCTCTTAGGGTCAGATATCAGTACAACTACTTCATCAGCTTTCTTAGCATACTGCTCAACCATGTACCAATGGCCTGCATGTGGTGGCTTGAATGAACCACCAACAAGCGCAACAGTCTTTGGAAACTCTTTGTTGCTTTCAGTCAAGAAGACTTTTTTGAATAGTTTGCTTAGTATCATAGTTATTTGAATTATGTTAAGATTTGCAAAGACATGAATGAGAAGCCATTAGCTGACTTGAAGCCAAGCTATATTTTTATGTCTGCGCTCATCAAATGCTTGATGTAGTCAGATATAGTGTATAGCTTGTTGTTCTTTGCATTATCAATGTCCCAGACTAAAACATAGTTTGCAATGCTCTTGATTGGATCATTGTCATTTTCATCCATCTTTCCAGAGAATTTGCATCTTCCAGTTATTGCTTCATAAAGCAAG